TACCTCATTTAAGGAGAATTTTGAATTCCCAGGTGGTCCTGTTTCAGATGTTTAATGGTATAGATGAGGCTAGTTCAATGATACAGACGAGTTTAGATCAGTTTTATATGGGATTAACACACGGGAAAATATATGTTTAAGAAGTTATATAGATGGGAGAACCTAAAAGATAAAGCCTTAGCTGATAAACTGAGAAACTATAAATACAACAAATCTGAGAACGGTGAGGAGTATGTAGACTATGATGGAAACGTATATCTCACTAAAGACGGAGCTCAGATACCTTTTGTTGTAGTTCATGAAGGAAGACATCGAGAGAAAGCATTAAACGGAGATCTACTACATAACAAAACCCTCAATAAAATAAACAATAAACTTAGTGATGTAGCGCCTGCCTTAGCTTTTATGAATGGACTTAATGGTGGGAAAGCTTCTAAAACAGTCCTACAGAGAGTTCACTTATCTACACCAAGAACAATGAGAGAAGGGATAGTGAATTATGAAAGTAGAAAGATATTACCTAAGGAGTTTCATGGAGATAGTTACACTTCAGATGCTTCCTATGCTGTTAATACTTTAGAAGAGATTAGAGATGATTTGAGAAGATACAACCAGGGTAAAGCTTTGAGAGGGCTACTAATTAAAAAGATATAGACATGAAAATAGAAGTAAGATTGTTTCCTCTAGATACTCCTGCAGCTGATGGTTCTATTATACCTAAGCAGAGTTTTCTAGAGTATCAAAACACACCAAGATATAAAGAGAGAAAACAGAATAGAAACTTTTACGGAGGGAGTACACACTTAAATAGAAACCAATCCAGAAAAGAATCTACAGGAGGAGTTGTTGGAGAGGGGGATGAACTACTATACTCTGGAAACATCACTCACATTATAGACGATTACTTTATTAGAAGACACTCAGATGGGATTGAATATGTCCACGCTACAGCAGAAGTAATGGATGACCCAGAAGAGTACGAAGGAAAAAGTAAGGAGTTAATTAAAACGCTTTGTCGATTACTTAATAGAGGGGTTCAGCTTCCAGTATCAGTAGTTATCTCAGCAGTATGGAAAAATGATATAGCTGTTAGAATTAAGGATATTTTAGGATTTGACTTTACTCTTTCACCAGGTTATAATAAGGCAAGTATAGTGGATATTTCTTATGAGTGATATTAAGGCTATTCTAATTGGTGTAGCGGCTAGTAAGATTTTAGACAGACTCACAAGAAAAGAAGAACCTGATAGATATAGATTTCAGATAAGGTTCGATAAGAGAGGTCATAATTATGTCTACCATATGCTTTTTAGAACACGAAAGAGAGCCCACGAGGTAGCGAAAGAATTATCTCAAAGAGTGGGTTATAGTAATGTAGTTGTTGAACAAATTGATTAAAAACTCATGGGAATATTAATAGTAAAACATTTTAGCGACTATAGAGATGAACACGCTTACTACGGAAAAAGAGATGGTAAGAAGTGGGGAGCTATAGCGGGTGCTGGTGCTGGTGCTGCGATAGGGAGGAAACTTGGAGGTAAGTCAACCACAGGTCAAGCAATAGGTGCATTAGCAGGAGGAGCTATAGGTGGTGTTGGAGGTTTTATAGCTGGAAGTAAGATAGGAAAGAAGATTGGTAGAAAGTTAGGTAGAAGATCAGAGAAGAAGAGATTTGAAGTAACTTATACCGACCTACAAACAGGAATGGATAGACATAAGAGATTTGACTTCATACAAGAGGCTCAGATTTTCCATAGACAACATCCAGGGTCACATATTTCAGATCTTCACCATCAACAACCTCAACAACCAAATTACACGGACGAAGACTGGTCATGATTTAAATAAGTGGAGTGGTTTGAAAGATAGCCCTCCCTAAACGTAAATGAATATGAGCAACACACTAGTAGTAAACGGATTAAAAATAACCACTTCACTCTCTTACATTAAGTTCATAGAGGCGGGTGTTACTCAAGTTGAAGAGGATATACCAAATTCAGTACTAGATTATTTTCTTCACTAAAGGAGCTAAAAACACTGAGTTACCTTCTCGAAGTGATTATAGAGGAAGAACTTAAAGAGTCAGACTTACTTTCAACCTATAATCCACAAAACAAAATAAACAATCTAAACATAAAGAAGCTGGTAGTTAATGAGTATATATTAAACCAGACTATTTTTACAGATTTAGACAAGAGTTATGCCCTTTATAATGAAGAGAGGTGTGACTTATTTATAAACCAGAACATAGAGTACAAAGATTATATAACGCTACTTAAGTCAATACCTTTCTTAGAGATAACCGAAGGGGAAGATGACGTAGTACTCGCTAATATAACAAACTGCTTAATTGGTAGAAGAAGACTTAACTATATCTTCCCAAACCATAGAGCATTTAAGTACAAAGACACCTATACTAAATTATGTCATCGATGAACCCCTAGTTATGTATCAAGTTAAAAAGGTAGTTCTAGAGCAATTATATGACCATGGTTTCGAGTCCTTAAAGTTAGATGACCAAGATGAATTAGTAGAGGTTCCTGATGTGCTAAGTTACTCTATTCAAAACGCCGATTACAACCCAATAGCTAAAAGAGTTACTCCACTACTAAAGAGACATACAGATGCAAACTTGTCTATAGAGTGGAAATTAAAATCAACAACCCTCTCTAAAGCTATGGACATAAAGAACCGGTATAGAAACTTAGAGATTATTTCCAACTTGACTTCTATTAATGTATTTGACTATAACAACAATCCATTTAAGGTAGCTATAGTTTGGGAAGATATATCAGGTCAATTAGGAGATAAAAGTGCGGTTACTGACGAGGAGAATAATTACTATCATCAGCTTTACTTTAATTGTAGAGTCCACTTTGATATTATAATGGATAACTGCAAACCTTCTGATGTAGTAATCTCTAAAATAACCAATCTAGTAAAATTCAAGGAAGTAAACCTAAAAGAAATGAATGCTGTGGATAGCGATACCGTATTCAGTTTAAAGTATAAGGATTACGACCGAATAGTGAAAATATTAACAAAACAACCAGAGACAAAAGAAGAAAACATATGAGCCAAGTGTTTGAACCGTTTGTAGAGTCCAGAATCCAAGCTGCCACTACTACAGACACATCAGGATATCAGAACGGGAAGATAGTAGTAGCTGCTCCCTTAGTTTCTGACCACGGCCCTTACGGCATAACAATGATAAACAACCAAAGAGAACTCCTCAGAAAATATAGACCAGATGGAGCGAATTATTTGGTTTCAGATTTAGATAGCACATTCTTCCATATTTACGCTATGCTTGCTCACAGTTCAGTATTAGTAACAAGAGTAGGTAGTTCTATGGAGGAAGCTGTAACTAAAATGTATAATGCAGACCAAGGAGCGTTCAGTTATACAAAGCTTTATCGGAAATAAAATGGTGGTAGATTATAAAGGTTCTATTGCTGTTGGAGATAACGGAAAGTCTTATTTAGTAGATGGAAAAGAATAGAATACTAGATACAATAGCTGCAGTTAAAGTAGGAGCGGTATCAGTTCAAAGTTTAGATTTCCAAGAGAAGATTAGCAAATTAATTAACGGACTAGAGGATTCATCAATTTACCTTTACGGATATAAGTATGGAGAGAATAATGAACTAACTCTTTACCTAGCTTATAAATACCACGCAAATGTAAACGAATTCATTAAAACTACGCTGGGGCTTGCTAATACAGATGGACTACCTACAGCACCTAAGTTGACGATTGATGATAAATATAGATTGTTACTTAAGGCTACAGCTCCGGTAGGTTCAGCAATTACAAATACTACATCTACACCTCTTAAATTCTTGATTAACTCTATTGACCCAGCTAACAAGAGATTCATTCTAAAAGTTAATTCTCAGTTAGATGCAGGTTCAGAGTTTACAATAGCTGACGTAACAAGAACTGAGGTTAAACTTGCTCCAGCTCCAGTAGGGGTAAGCGCAATAAGTAATGGACTAAAACTAGAAGGAGATCCACAGACAGATGAAAAAGTCCTTATAAGTAATCCAGATAGAGTTTTTGCATTTTCAGATCCAGTTAGAGCAGAGTTCGAAAAATTAGGAGGGAAATGCAGCACCAGTAGATGGAGAGAGAAGCGCAAAAGTACAGAGAGCCATTCTAGATTTATTGGAGTATGATGAAGGATATAGAATTGACTTTGTATGGGATGCGGGTGAAGGTGAAGTTGGTCTACAGTCAGTAATGAACTCAGTAGCAGCGGAACTTAAAGCTCTTGCACTACACTCAGTTAAAACTACAAACCATTCAACAGTAGACGCTATAGTAAATGAGTACAAGCAATCTAATTCATTTAACTCTTATAAACTAGCTCCATACATGAAATACAACTTTGGGATTAAGACACTAGAGCTTTCCCCTTGTATTGAGTATGTTGAAGCTATTGTAAGAAATAAGTCAGCTAATTCAGAGTTCGCACCGGTATTTGGAATCGTTAATGGTCAAGTATCTGTGGGTGAATTAGTAGCTCAATTTAAGAAGACTGATAGAGAGAAATTCTTAGCTGGACAAATAAACACCATCAAGTTCGATAAGTTTAGAGGTATATCTTCAATTAATGACTGTAGAACTGGAGAAGGTGGTCAGAGTTTGTTTAATGAAGAATGGATAGTAAGAATGGCTAATAGAATAGGTTGGGATTTAGACTTCCTTCTTGAGCAATTCTTAGGTAGATACGATGTTGAGAGTACAGCTTTTGACGTTAAGGCTACTATCGATTACTACATGAAAACTACTATTATGAATCAGACTTATGCACCTGAGAAATATGACGTTATAGTGGATAAATCTAATAATGTTTGGGGTGATGGTGAATTAATGGTAGAAGTGAATATATATGTTGGTAGAGCGCTTAGAAAGATTACGGTTGTGTCTAAGATGCTTCCATTATCTACACTTACAGCGAACTAACCGACAGTGCTTTCATAATTGTTGTGATTTTTTATTAAGTTCGGAGTTAAGGGGGATTCTAAAAGTTTCTCCCTTAGCCAACCCATAAATGAATAAAAGTATGAGTGAGACAGTTGTAAATAACGACTTTGTAAATAGAGCCCATGAAATGACAGGGAGGTTCTTCAAGATAATGTACAAGAGCTTTCCTTTTTATATGAAACTTTACGGGACTCTTTGCACAGTAGAACGCTTACTTAGAAATAAAGATAATAAAGACAGAATAAAGCTTCCTTCCAGAGACCAAATGAATAAACCAGACTTACGGAAAGGTAGCTACACATGATGATTTAGATAGGGATTCTGAATGGCAAACTTTTACAGAAACCTTTATCATAAACAAGTCACACGCTCAGAAATACTACAATAACCAGAGTGATGAGGTGATGATTTACTTTAACCAAAATATACTTGACTTAGGAGATAAGGTGAGTTTTAATAGATTCGGAAAGACTTACTCCTTTATAGTGAATGATGTTACAGTTTATGAGGACGTTATTTTTGAGTATAGATTAATTGGAATAAAGGATCACGTCTCTAGTATGAATGAGCAGGAAATAAAGAAAGAAGATAAACTTGAACTACCAACAAATGAGCAAGGTACAGACACACCAACAGTTAAGGTAGTTAGAGGATTCAAAAACAGAAAATAATTATGTCGTTACTTAGTGATTTACAATTAGGCAAGGGGTATAGTGGAGCAAAAGATACTATAACCAAAATACTTTCACCTCTTAGACACCTTAGTGGAACTGTTGGAGATATAGGGAGAGCTGCACAAGCCTTAAAGATGTTGCCTAACCAGATAAGAACTAAATCAGACATGGTTCAAGTTAAGGCTACACTGAGGGCTCTGAATCAAGTGTTAAAGAATAGTAAGATATCAGAGTTTTTAAATAAGCTAGAAAATGCAGTAGGAAATTCGATAGTGGGGGTCTTTAATCCTTATATCGACACTAGAACTAAGGTACATGTTGAGTATGACAAAGATAAAGTAGTTCAAATAGTCAATGGGATTAGAGCTACAAGAGATGCTAGAGTTGCTGCTGAGGTTCAAAATATGTTAATCTCAGGTGCAGCCTTTAAAGATGTAGTAAAAATATTAGATAGAGTAAGGGAGAATGATCCTAAATGGGGACTAGGGAATATACTATCACTTTTACCTCAGAATTTATTAGCTCAGTTTGCTCCCAAGTTTCTCAGTGCGTATAAGACTGCTGATGAGTTTTTAGGGATATCAAAGGGGATACAGAATTTAGTAGAGGGAAAATCTTGGAACGGTGGACCTAAAATGCCTAAGAAGAAACCATCAGCAGGGATAGCTAACAGTACGACTTGGAACTCAGCTACTAATGTTGACAAGTATAAGAGTATGTTAGAACAGGCTGGGATTGATGCTTCTAATTTAAAGACAGACTTCGATACGCCGGTTCCAGTAGATGCTTTAGGGTATAACAAAGATACTGACACATTCCACAACCCTTTTACGGATGATGAGGATGTAGCGCATAGTGTTAACTCAAGTAATCAGAAGGTGCTGGAGGCTACTATAAAAGAAATAAACCCAGCTCCATTTGAAGGTTATTTTAGATCAAGATTAGGGAGACTGGAACTTGCATCGACTCACCTTTGGGATGTACAGATAAAACCAATGGGAACAGGAGTGCCGGTGCTTGAGATGAGGGATATAGATGTTCTTCCGATTACAAACTGGTCACTAGATGCCGGACAGACTTTATCAGATTCAATGGAGATGTTTGGGGGAAGTTCAATTACAATCCCTACAACCAAGAAGATAGATATGAGATTTGAGGCTACTTTTATAGAGGATTCAACTTATTCGGTAAAGGCGTGGCTCTCAAAGTATAAAAAGTTCATGTTCTATAAAAACCGAGTGAGACCTTATAAAGAATGCTGCTCAATAATAGGGATATGGCTTCTTGATGTGGACTTAAAAGAGTTATACTATCAAGCTTATATAGGATACCCAATAGATATGACTGAAGGTTTAGAAGGGGAATCATCACACTCTCCTATCAATAAAACTGTAACCTTCTCTATAGTAGGTCAATTAAGTTCTGATGAGTTCTATGAGCAGATTCAGCGGAAAGGGCACGGAAGACACTGGGATAGAGATAAACTTAATACAAGATACGTAACTAATTTCAACAAAGACAAGGTGGTATCTATATTAAAAGAGTCTGATCAATCTAAAGCATATACGAGACAGTTCCGGAAAAAGACTAACGATAAGGACGGAAATCCACAGACTGAAGATAAATTCAAACCAAAGCCTGTAGGTAAGAGTAAGAAAGGGGCTAAGTCAAGTACTAAGGGCAAGCAACCAGCTAAAAGGGCAACAACAAGCAAGCCGAAACCTAAAAAGAAAAAGTAAAGTAGATGAGTACAATACAAATTAATTCAGTAGGTATAACTCCACCACAACAGCCAGAATTAGGAGTAGTTATAGGAGTTGTAGTTCCGTCTTCATCAGGCAGAGATTACCCTACAATTTACTTTGATTACGATACTTTCAAGAGGGAGTTTGATGATGGAGTAACGAGCTTGGCTAAGTATAAGTTTCTGTTTGAGAAGGGGTATCAAGTGGCAGCAGTAAGGGTAAATAAAGATGAGCCTAATTTTGCCACCTTAAGAATATCAGACCCAGTTTACACAGACTTAATATCTACTCACCCTCAATACTTAGATTCAATGCCTGTAGATCGAACTTTAAATAAGGATAAGGAGTTAGAGGATGTTGAGATAAGAGACTTTACTAATGTGTTCAGGCTTAATTATGGAGATTTAACTAAACTAAACGCAGCTGAGGACTATATACTAATACCCTCAGGACTTAACCCAGAGAACGCTTCACTTACACTTTTAACTTTTGAGGATGGAATACATGGGATAACAGGAACAGAAGCTTTTGGACCTAATGTAGTAAGGACAGCAGTAAACATTCAAAATAAAACCACCAGCTCAAATTAGAGAAGGAATTAAGAATGTTATCGAAGCCTACACCCAGTATAAAGTAATGCCGGGACAGGAAGAGGAGGATTTTGATATGTTCTACCAGTTTATATTTTCAGACGAGATTGAACAGTGGAACTTAACCCCAGGGACAATAGAGATAGATATAGACTACAATGATAAGCTGGATGTTATAGCAAGTTACGCCTCTCCTTACAAGATAATGGACTTTGCATCTACTATCCCGGGAATCTTTGGAAATATGCTTAACATTCAGATCCAAGGGTTTAATTGTAAGGTATATTATGATGATGAACTTTTAGAGGATTATAACTTTTCATCAACAGAAGACTTATTCCTACAGCTAAAAGAAAATTCACCTTACATACTGCCAGTCCTTCATGATAGAGATAAGAATTTACCAGACGGGACTTACTTCTTTGATGGTGGATTTGTAGAAGCTGAGAAAACTACAGATGACTATTTAAGAGCTTTAGAGTTATTTGGAGATGAGGACATAGATATAGATTTCTTAAGTTATGACGAGTTCTTTGACCCTGAGCTTAGAATCTTATCCATGCTACACCAAGTCTCTGTGGAAAATCAATTCTTAGTACTTTTAAATAGGGACATAGCAAGGACTTATTCAAATACAACCAACATCTTTTATACTATAGGGACTTATGTTAGGAATGGAGTAGAACTACCTACGAGTTATGCTTTCTTCGATAGACTAACAACAGACTATGCAGGAGTTATAAAAGAGAAGATATACATAGAAAAACAATACACAGAAGAGGAATACCAGAAGTTTAAAGAAATAGGGATGAACCACATTAGATACGATGGTTACAACTACTATATTTCCTATTACTACAGCACAATAAATGAAAACCCAGCCTACAAGTTTAGTATGAATAGGGTACAGAGGAAGTTTAGAAGGCTGCAACAATTTTTAGGAACAAAGAAAACAGAGCTTCACAGGTATATTCAAAAGCTAACAACAGATCTAAGAGACGAGATATACTTAATAGATGACATTGTGCTTACTAGGTTTAACTATGATGACCGTATGGGTTCAGCAGAGATTCAACTAGAAGTAACTTTAAGTCAGATGATTAACGAGGTCTTGCTTTTAAATGTGGTAATAAATAGGAATTAAATAGATATAACAAAATACAAGATGGCATTAGATTTTTTAAAGTATCAGAAAATTGCAGAGAACGGGAGAGAGATTCCTTAGAACAGATATATGGGAGTTTTCTTTTGTTGATAGGACCTACCGGGGTTTACATGCCGCCAGATGAAGAACCTTTTGATTAGATGTACTGACTTCAATGTGTCAATAGATAACTCAATAGATAGAATGGAAGCTCAAATTAGAGGATTCACTATCTACCAGCCAGTTACTTCTAATAAGGCAGATGGTTCGTTTTCCATGAGATTTATAGATAGAGAAGATATGTCAATTCAGTATATGTTTAACGACTGGGCTGACAAAATCATGGAGAAAGAAACTAAGAAGACTGGAAGAAAACTAGACTTAACTTGTACGGTAATGCTTAAACAGTATAACACTCACAGACAAGTTATCAAGACCCTAGTATTCTATAACGCCTTCCCGACAACTGCTTCAGAAATGGGGGAATCTAGTTTTGGACAGGATGCAACAACAAACGGTGGAGAGTATGACATAGAATTCCAGTTCGAGTACTATGAAAGACAAAGAAATAGCTGTTCCAATTACTGACGGAACTGCTTCATAATTAGAATTTAAGAGTTAATACAGAGGGTACTTGATTGGGTGAGAGCTTAGTTGAGTGCCCTTTTATTTTTCAAAGCACAACAAATCATGTATATAAGCAATCAAGAGATTACCCAGCAAAGGATTATTTTCAAGGGAAGGTGGAACAAATATAGAAATTAAACCACTAACCTTCAAACAGCTGCTGGATTATATAGAAAATGTGGAGATAAACCCAATAGCTAAACTCAGAAAAGACCTTAATCTATTAGCCAGTACAGGAGTAGATTTGTATAAAGTGAGTCTGCTGGATATGGACTACCTAATCTTCATGCTAAAATCAATAACGATCTCAGATGACATAAAGTTTAATTCAAGTACTAAGTGTTATAGCTGTGATCAAATAACTCAATTCTCATTTAACTTATCTCAGATTCACTTTAAGGATTTTGATAGTGAGGAGAATAGGATCCCGAGTAAAATAAACATAGGGGGAGAGATGAGAAAAATTAGAGTTCCTTCGATAGGTGAATTTTTGTCAGTGTTAGATACGATATATAAATTCAACCCAGAAGTAAAACTCGCACAAATTAAATTATACAGCCTCTTTGATGAGTGGTTTGTGGATCCTACTAGAGTTCAGAATATGGTGGATAACGCAAGTAGAGAGAGTGCTGCTAACTTAATATATTTGGATGATAAGTGTTTTGGTAGAATAGAACCGGTAGAGTGTAAGTGTGTAAATTGTGGTCAAGTACAGTTAACAAAT